CTAATGTTATTGAACAGCTTAGAAAGAATAATGTTTCTAGTTCAGATATAAAAACTCAAATAACACAGTTATATGCCCAACTTCAAGATTCATCTAAGTTTCGAAGAGATTTTAATACTGAAGAGGACTTAAAAGAATTTTTTATAGCTAAAGAAAATATATTAGATTCTTTAGAAGACAGCTCTTCTCAACGAAGACTATTCAACAGACCTGGGGGAGATCGTTTTGATTCTTTTAATCCAGCTCCAGATACCCCTTCTATTCTTGGGGATATTAAAAATTTAGGGATGAATATACAAAAAAGAAGAGTAAGGCTGTTGTTAGAAGATTTACAACGTAATCCTAGACCTCCTGAAGAATTTTTTAGATTTAGGGATATATTAGATATGTCAGGGGTAACACCTGAGTTAATGAAAGAAGTAGGGTTTACAGATGAGTACATTCAATACGCTCAACAAATAACTAAAGATACTTCAGATAGTTTACTTGCTAAGTAATTTAGGTTTATAAATGACTATAGAATTAAATAAAGATCTTACAGTAAATTTTAATTCTTTTTTGAATGAAATTTACCCTACATCAGAAGATTTTTCACAGGTCAAAACAGATATAACACCCTCAGAAACTGTAACAGAAAAACCAGTTTTAACTTTTTTAGATGAATACATAGCTGAAGATACTTCTTCTGTTGATTTATCTACAATTCCTGTTACTGAAAAAATATCTTATGGTATGGAGCAAGAAACTACTCTTGGTTATAACGCTTATCAATATATTTCAGCAGCTTTAGATGCTTTTTTAAATGATGGTGATACTTCTGTTAACTTACAAGTAGCAGAAAGTTTAAGACAACAAGAGATAGATAAAAAATATCCCAAACTAGCAACTTTATCTAGAGATGAAGAAGATATAGCAATTTCTGCAGGAAGACTTTCTCAAAATGTATTTGATCCTACTTATGCTGTATTTCCTTGGGCTAAAGTAGCTGCAGTAGGACTTAAAGCAGGAAGAACAGGTCAAGTAGTAGCATCAGCTACACTAGGAGGCACAGTTACAGGCACTGAAAGTGCTATTAGGCAAAAAGTTATTGAAGGAGATGTAGATTTAAGACAAGTAGGCATAGAAGCTGGATTAGGCTTTGTAGGAACGGCTGGTGCAGACATCATTGGTACATCTATTGGTTTATTTAAAGGGCGCTCTGCTGCTACAAAAGAAACAAAAGATTTACTAACAGATTTAAAAAATTCATCAGCAACAAAACCTACTTTTGGTAGTCCTATTGCTGACTTTGCTGATCAAGCAACTTATGACAAATTAAGTGGTACAGAAGCAGGTAATTTAACTGCAGCTCTTAATAATGTTACTGAGTCTGTAGGAGAGTCTAATTTAAATAAAATGGGATTAGATGTTAGAGAACTTGCAGGTGCTATTAGTATTCATAATAAAAGTTTAAAAAGTATTACTGCTCTTAAAAAACAATTAAAAACAGTAACAGGGGATAAAAAAGAACAAACAAAATTAGCATTAAAAAAAGCAAGAGATCTTGAAAAACTTTTAAAACAAGACTTAGTTAAAAGAGTAGCTTCTAATATTGAAGATACTACATCAGTAAATATGCAAGTTATTGAAGAGTTAGCTCAGAAGGGAGGACTCACACAAAATATTTATCGTTCTGTTATGGGACAAGTTACAAGACCTATATTTGGAGCAATAGGTGGTGGTGTTATTGGTAATATGTTTGATGAAGATGGCACACATGACTATCTCTATTATGGAATGATGTTAGGAGCTGGAGTAGGAGTTTTTCAGAAACGTATTCAAAACTCAAAAAAATTAACTTCGCTTCAAAAAGAAGAAGGTCTTTTAGTTTTAGATGAAGCTCTTCTTGAAGGCATTTCACATCAAGTAAATAATTTAAAATCTGTTACAGCTACTACTGTAGCAAGTAAAATGGATGCCTTAGGAGGGGTTGCTAAAGTTATAGGCAATAGATTATTTTCTAGATTCGGAAGTGCTACAGATTCTGTAGAAGCAAGAGTTTCTCGTTTACAAGCAGACTATTTAAAATCTTTATACACTATTGAAGGAATGGAAGTATCTCCTGTTACTAGTTATTTTTCAGATGTTTCTGGAGCAGCCAAAAATCTTTTTCTTGCTAAGTCTAGTTTAGCTGAAACTGAACAAAATAATATTGCTATTATGGTTGGCGAATTAATGAACGGGTTTGTAGATGTTAATGCTATTAAACCAGGGTATAAAGGACTAGCAGGAACTTTAAAAAATGTTACTGGAGAACAAATAGAAAAAGCAAAAAAAGCTTTGCCTATATTTCAAAAAATTCAAGAGGGTATGAAAAATAGTGTTGCTGAAGTAGATATTGATTTTAAAGAGTTAGACGACTATGGACTTACTCAAGTCTTTAATAGTGTCAAAATACAAGAAAATTTACCTGCTTTTATTTCAGACTTACAAGAAGCTATTAAAATACAGGTTAAAAATAAAGGTAAAAGGTTAGATGCTAATAAGTTTGCAAATGCAGTTTCTGGAAGAACTTCTTATATTTATAAAGATAGCGACTCAGTTTTTTCAAGAAGTGATGATAATAAAGTTACTTTCAGAGGCACTGCTGATTATTTTGAAAATCAAAGACAACTGACTGATTTTGAAGCACGAAAGTTTTTAGCTTCTAAAGGCTGGATAGATTTAAATGCACAAGAAGCATTAGCTACCTATGGTACAAATACTATAAAGGTTGTGGAATTTTCTAGAACCTTTGGGCCTAATGGAGCATTGATTAATGATTTGTTAAAGAAAGTCTATGATACTTTTGAAAAAAAACAACGAGGAGCTAGTCAACAAAAATATAATGCTTTAGATAAAGCAAGAGAAAATTATGTAAACACTATTACAAATGGTATTGAGGCTTATTGGGGAGTTCATGGTAAAGCAGCAGGAAAAAGTTCTGAGTATCTTGTAAGAACTTTACAAGCTGTTGGTAATATGAGTTATTTGACTACTGTTAGTATTGCAAACCTTCCAGATTTATTACAGCCTTTTATTAACAGTGGTTTTGGTACAGCAGCAAAACAACTAGTTAAAAATTTTAAACCCGATGAAAGATTTTCTACTATAGGTTCTTTTAGATATGACAACTCTTTTGAAAGAGAACTTACTCAATTATTTTCTTCTGAATCTTTAAGTAAATATGGAGATAACTTAGCTAAAATTCAAGAATTATATTTTTCTGTTGTAGGTTTGAAAAAAATAACCAGTGTAGCAAGAAACTTTGCTTATGATGTAGGTGTAAGTAGAGCCTACACATTAGCTAAAAAATCTAAAGGTGATCGTACTAATTTAAATAGCACTGAGTTAAAAGAATTAGAACAGTTTGGTTTAAATGCTGCTGATAGTGCAGATTTAAAAGAAATATTAAAACATGACACTGCTCTTGATGCATTTAAAGATAAAAAAACTCAAGTATTTTTAGATATAGCAGGTAGAAAAGCTGCTGATAGGGATGCAATTATTCCTTTAATAGGGAATAGATTAGTGTTTTCTCAAAATAAAAATCCTTATATGAGAGCAATAGGTCAGTTTATGTCTTGGGCTATGGCTAAATCTTCTCAAGTAAATAGTATGGTTACTAGAATTGAAGATGGAGATGCTAAGTTAGCTTTAAATATGGCGGCAGCTATTCCTTTTTACATGGGGATTAAAGAATTAAAAACTTTAGTTAGCCCTGGTGAACGTCCTGAAGCTGAAGAAAAAGAAGACTATATTAATTTAATGGCAGATGGAGTAAGAATATCAGGTGTATTTAGTAATGTATTCATAGATAAAATTGCTGACACAATTAAATATAATTTAGGAGGGCGTGGAGATACTGCAGTAGTTGAAGGGCTTTCTCCTAGCATTGCTCTTATTAATGCATTTGGTAGAGCACTTCGTGACTCAGTTGACGATCTTAAAGCAAATGATAAAGAAGGAGCACTTAAAGAAATATTAGATGAAGTTCCTTTAGTTTCTCAAGCATTACAATATTACAAAAAATTTACAGGTGAAGATTTATTAAAAGATGAAGTCAATAGGCCACAAAGAAGAAGTTCTAGGATAAGTTATGAAATAGGAGGCAGAGTTACCTATCCTAACTTAGTTCCTAATGCTCCTTTAGAACCTGATGAGCGCGTCGATAAAATAACAGGGCTTCCTTATGATGTGCAAGCAGGTATTCCTTTTATTGATGAAGAAGATCCTCTTAAAAGATTAGGACTTGTAGGAGGAGGAAGGATAGTTACTGATCCTATGCAAAGACTAGGTTTTACTAAAAGAACTATGCTATGAACAAACGTAATGTTTTTGAACAGCTAAAGATTGATGAAGGCATCATCTATGAATGCTATATGTGTTCTGAAAATGTCCTTACGTTTGGTATAGGGCATAAGATATTAGAAGATGACCCTGAGTATGGTAAGCCTGTAGGCACTCCTGTTAATCAAGATAGAGTATGGGAAGTCTTCCAAAAAGATCTAGACACTGCTATCAGTGAATGTGAAGTAATGTTTGGTAAGTACACTTGGTATGGCTTTCCTGATGAAGTCCAAGAAGTTTGTGTCAATATGATGTTTAATCTAGGAAGACCTAGATATAGTAAGTTTCGTAAACACATAGCTGCTCTCAAAGACTATGATTGGGCTTTAGCAGGTGCTGAAGCTAGAGATAGTCGGTGGCATACACAAGTGGGAGATAGGGCTGAACGTCTTTGTAAAAGACTAGAGGCTCTAGCTAGTTAGATAGTTGTTTGCTGAACTTGCAGCAATAGGTAGTGCTCTTAGTGCTATCAACAGTGCAGTAGCTACTTATAAAGAGACCAAGGCCAATGCCCAGGATGCTGCTAGGCTTCTAGGTAAGTTTAGTGAAACCTCTGCAAAGTTAGACAAGTGGGAAAAGAAGACTAAATTAAAACGTCCTCTGACTCCTAAAGAAGCGATGGATCTTAGTATCCAACGCAGAAAAATCAAAAATACAGAAACACAAATTAAAGACATCTGCCTGATGAGTGGATGCATTGACATATGGCAAGATGCCCAGAGGATAAGGGCGCAGAGTGAAAAGGAGCACCAGCAATATTTAAAGACAGTACATATCAAACGACAAAAAAGAAGGAAGAAGATACGCCAGATCAGCATCGTTGTCCTTATAGTAGTATTTATAGTAACCCTGGGTGTTACTGGATATGGCTCTAAGTGGATGTATGAACAATATAAGATTCAAGAAGCCAAACAAGAACTACAAAAGAAACGTAGAATATTAAAGAATATACGCGAGTGTGGCAGGCAACAGTGTTAGTGCTTGCTTTTGTATTAGTGGTTATTGTAGATGACAATGTAGTATCAGATAATAAGATGCTATTTAAGAGCATATATCGCTGTAATATATTTAGTA